AAAGGAGAATAAAAAAATGCTTTTAAGTAAAAATAAAAACATACCCGAAAATGATAAATGTATAATATGTAAAAATTATATTACAATATCAGATATACAAAACAATAATTTTGAGTTATCAATAACAAAAAGAAAAACAAAAGTATATGCACATAAAACTTGTATTGAAAGGAGTAATAAAAATGGAGTTAGAAATAGAAGATAAACTACAAGAAATATATAAACATATTGAAATTGAAGTTGAATATATAGACTTGCGAAAATATCAAATAAATGTTAAAATAAAAATAGAAAATCAAGAATACAAAAAAGAAATAATACATATATGGGACGCATATTATACATTTGATGCAAACATAGGTGATATATGTAATAATATTGATAATTTTATTCTTGATTTATATAGAAAGGAGTGTAAATATTATGACTAAAAATGAATTTTTAGAAACTGTTGCAAAATTAGTTGTTGAAGAAAACAACAGGAGAGGAAAACCACTTTTTGCAAGTGTAGTAATTGCACAAGCTATATGCGAGTCACGGTTGGGGACAAAGTCAAATTATGATGAAAGCAAATGCAATTTTTGGAATAAAAGCAACATCAAGTTGGAAAGGAAAAGTATACAATAGCAATACGCAAGAGTGTTACGACGGAATAAATTATACAAATATAAATGCGTGTTTTAGAGCATATAATAGTTTAACGGAAAGTATATCAGATTATTTTGATTTAATAACAAAATTAGAAAGATACAGAAAAGCTTGCGTATCAAATAGTCCGTTAGAGTGTATAACAGCTATAAAAAATGGCGGATATGCAACAAGTCCAACATATATAAATACAATAATGTCAATAATCAATAGTAATAATTTAACACAATATGACAATGTGGAAGATGTGGAAAACTCTGTTGATAATTCAAAAAGTATAGAAGAATTAGCAAAAGAGGTAATAGCTGGAAAATATGGAAACGGCGAAGAAAGAAAGCAAAAACTAGGAGATTTATATAATGAAGTACAAAAAAGAGTAAATGAAATATTAATAGGAAATACACAGAAAGAAGAAATTTATATTGTAAAAAAAGGCGATTGTTTATGTAATATTGCTAAAAAATTTAATACAACAGTAGAAAAAATAGCACATGATAATAATATAACAAATGTTGATTTAATTTATGTAGGTCAAAAACTTATAATTAGGAGGTAAAAAAATGTTAAGTGATGAAGAAAAGAAAGCAATAGAAATAATAAAATTTTTACAAGATAAATGTATACAAGAAAACGGAACAGGAATGATGTCAATATATAGAATAGATGATTTAGCAAATGCAATTAAAATATTATTAAATCTAATCGAAAAACAATCTAAAGAAATAGAAGAATTAAAAAGTCAAATTGATGAACACGTTTATAATGGTTGTGACTATGAATTATGTAATAAGAAGTGGAATGACAAAATAAAAGCAAAAATAGAAGAATATGATGACAAAGGAATGACAATAAATTTAACAAATAGAAGTGCGGGAAAAACATTTCAACAAGCTGTACATTATGAAGTTAAAAAAATTTTACAATCACTTTTAGAAAAGGAGTAGATAATGGCGGAATATACAACAAAATATAGTCCAATGCACATTGATTGTACAGTAGGACAGCCATACGGTAATATATCAAGTAGTTATAGTTGCGGTTTTCATACTGGAGTAGATTTTCCTCAAAGTGGTGTAGCAGTACAAAACCCCGATTTATATAGTATAACAGATGATGGAATAGTTGTATATGTATATAATCAAAGTACGGGAACATCGCCAGCGTTAGGAAATCAAGTTCAAATTTTAGATCATAGAACGGGACTTTATTATAGATATTGTCATATGTTATATGGAAGTGTAAATTTAAATGTAGGAGATAGAGTAAATTTAAATACAATTATAGGTAAAATGGGAAATACAGGAAATTCAACAGGTACACATTTACATCTAGAAGCAAGCACAACACAGGCTTGGCAATGTAGCTCATTTGTAGACCCTTGTCAACCTTTAGGTTTTCCAAATGTAAGGGGAACAATAGTACATTGGGACGGAACTATACCTCCAGAACCACCGACACCAACTATAATATCAAAAAGACGTAAATTTCCTTGGTCTGTATTTACAAAAACAATAAGAAATAGACGAACATTTTTTTAAAAAATGTTCGTTTTATTATTGACAAAAATTAAAATTTGTGCTTATAATTTATATAAACTAATGAGAAAGGAGAAAGAAAAAATGGATATTGCGACTCTTTTAGGCAGTTACGCATTTCCCGTTGTTGCTTGTATAGTAATGGCAATTTATGTAAAAGAAATTACGCAAAACAATAGAGAAGACACAAAGGCATTAAATGAACAACATACAAAGGAAATGAATGCTTTTAAAGATGAAATCAAAGAGGCATTGAACAATAACACAATAGCACTTACAAAATTATGTGAACGTTTGGAAAGAGAGGAGGGAAAACAATGAAATTAAGTAAACAAGAATTAAAACAAAGAATCAGTGACGCAATAACAGATAATGACGATTTAGTCATTTCATTATTAGAAGACGTTGAAGATTCAATGGTTGAAAATTCTGAATCAGTAATGGACGAAACAAAAATGAAAGAATTTGAAGAATTAAAATGGAAGTATGACGATTTAAAAGCGAAGTACAAAGAAAGATTCTTAAAAGGCGACGACAAACCAGACGAAGACGCCGAAGATGACGAAGAATTAAAAGAAGAAGAAGTCATCGATGTAAAAGAAATATAATATTATGAAAATATTATAATATTATTATAACTTTTGCAAAAAATTTTCAAAAAATAATAAAATAATAGGAGGTTTTAAAATTATGGCTACAAAAGGAACTATATCAGCAAAAACAAGTGCTGAATTATTAAGTTATATTATAAATGTAACGCCAGAATTAAAAGGCGAAATCGATTTGCCTGTTCAAGGTCAATCAATAGAACCAATAGGCAAAATCATAATAAACAATCAAAGATACAGAAATGCTTTTATTAATACTGTAAATTTAATTGGTCTTACAGTAATAAAAAGAAATGGTTGGGACAACCCATGGAATTTTACAAAGAGGGGAACTTTACGTTTTGGTCAACAAATAAGAGAATTAATAAACGACTTATGCAATGTATATGACTATAACGAAAATTTTTCAAATAAAGAAAGATTTTTAGAAACAGTTGTTCCAAATGTATTTAATTATATACATGAAATAAATTTTCAAAAATTTTATCAAACAACAACATCTGATTCACAACTTGCAATGGCTTTTGATAGTGAAGACAGTTTGTTTGACTTCATAGACAATGCAATTGCAATGTTATATGAATCATTAAAATATGACACATATATTGTTGATAAATATATGTTATGCAGAAGAATTTTAGACGGAACAATGACATCTGTAAAAATCAATGATTATGCAACATTAACACCAAGACAAAGAGTAAGTGCATTAAAATCTATTTCAAACAAGATGACATTTAGAAGTCCAAATTATAACCCTGCGGGCGTTAGACGTGCAACATCATTTGACGACCAAATAATGATAATTAATACAGATTTTGAGGCAGATTTTTCAACAGAAGTTCTTGCAACTTCATATTTTAGAGATGAAGCCGACATGAAATCAAGATTAGTTTTAATTGACGGATTCAATTCACATGATACAAACAGACTTACAGAATTATTGGGAAGTGCATTTGTCAACTTTACTTCTGACGAATTAACACAACTTGCAACAATTCCTGCTGTTTTAATATCACGTGAATGGTTTATGGATTATGACTATGCGTTAGACACAGAATCAGGAGAAAAACAAACAGAATTTTACAATCCTACTACTCTTGAAAATAATCACTTTTTACACGCATGGAGAGTTTTCTCAACATCTCCATTTGAAAATGGTGCTGTGTTTACAAGTGAAACACCTGCTGTTTCAAGTGTAAGTGTAAGCCCTGCAACTGCAACAGTAAGCAAAGGACAAACACTTCAATTAAATGCGACAGTTGTAACAACAGGATTCGCAAATAAGGCTGTTGGTTGGGCTGTTGATAGTACTGCTGAGGCTGACGGAGTAACAATTTCAAGTAATGGAATTTTAAATGTTCCAGCAACTGCAACAGTTGAATCAATAACAGTAACAGCACAATCAATATATGATAGTACAAAAACAGGAACAGCAACAATCACAGTTGCGTAAACCTATTTAAAAGGTGCAACAAATAAAAGTTGCACCTTATTTTTTAGAAAGGAGAAAAAAGCAATGCAAAGAAAATTAATAAACAGTCAAATTTCAAATTTCAAAACTTATGAAATGTATAAAAGACAATTATTGACACTTGCCGAAAATGTTTTTGAATTTAAAAATATGCCGTCTTTTATTGATACTGCATATCTTAATAAACAATTATTGCGTAAAGGTGCAATTGCATTTTTTAAAGATGAAGTCATGGGGCTTTTAGCATTACCTTTCACAAACGTTGGAAATTTAGACGTTTACGGAAGACCGACAGCAATTCAAGTTATTGCACGAAATGGATATACAAGAACATTAAAACAAGACGAATTTATAATAATGTATGACAATAACGGACGCTATCCATTATGGCTTGATATTTTGCAATATGCTGAAAGATTATCGCAAGCAACAAGAACAATTGACATAAATATTGCACAACAAAAAACGCCAAGATTTTGGAAAACAAAAGCAGAACAGGAAAAGTCAATTCGTGATATTGTAAACAACGTTGACGGTTACGAAAATATTGTTCTAACTTATAAAGACGTCGACCTTGACGACACAACCCTTGTTTTAGAGCCTGCACCATACGTTGCAGATAAAATCGGACTTGACAAAGATAAAATATACAATGAATTTTTACGATTGATTGGTATTGCAAATTTATCATATCAGAAAAAAGAAAGAAATATAAAAGATGAAATTTCGGCAATGCAAGGTGGAACTGTTGCAAGTAGATATAGTCGTTTTGAACCAAGACAAAAAGCAATTGCACTTATAAACAAAAAGTTTGAACAAAATATTGAAGTGCAATATTATGACGGAATTCCAACAACAGCAAAAGAACTTGAACAATTTGACGAAACAGAAGAATTTGAAGACGAGGGAGGCGACGAAATATGATATTTCCTTATATAGATAATAACTATTTTTTATTATTCCCACCACTTCCACCAAATTGCAGTAAACCACCAACAATTTATACAATTTTGGAATCAATAGTCAATCCCGATGTTGATTTAAACGAATCAGCACCAGAAGTGAAAATAAAAGATTTAGCAAAAGAAGGCAGAGGAACAATATTTAATTTTGATTATCCTTTATCACAATATATAGAAAAAGAAAAATTTGAAACAATGATTTTAAATCATTTTTTACAACGTCGTATTGGTTTTGAAACTGTAACAGCTTTTCGTATTCAATTAGATGTAAAATTAAACGAGATTATGCCTTTATATAATAAAATGTTTGACGCATTGGAAAATTGGGAAATATTTAACGACGGCGAAGTAACTACAAGAAATGGAACAGATAATACAACAACACAAAATACAAATAATACAAGTAATAGTCTAACAAATCAAAGTACAACATCTACAACAGATGTTTCAGATAGAAGAAACAGCGAATCGCCTCAAAATCAGCTTGAAGATGTACGAAACGGTAGTTATGTTACTAATTATAATTATGATACAAATACAAATAATGGGCAAGATAATTCTACATCACAAGGAACATCACAAGCAACAAATCAAGGTACAGATAATAAACAATATAACGAAACAATAACAAGAACACCAGCCGACAAAATAGCAATTCTAAAAGAAATGCAAGAAAATATAAAATCAATATATACTATGATATTTAAAGACCTTGAGTGTCTTTTCTATCAATTAGTATAAGAAAGAGAGGAATAAAAATGTCAGATAATATAAATTTTGATTATAAAAATTTAAGTCCTTTTAAATGGTTTGTTTTAGAGAATTTTCCATTTATTGAGGCAGACTTTGACGCACTTACAGAGTGGCAATTATTTTGTAAAATAGGAAAAGAAATAAATAAAATAATTGATAGTCAAAATATAGTCGGAGAACAAGCAGAAACTTTGACAAATGCTTTTAATGAATTACAAAATTATGTAAATAATTATTTTGATAATTTAGATGTACAAGAAGAGATTAATAATAAATTAAATGAAATGGCTCAAAGTGGAGAACTAGACCAAATAGTAGGTAAATATATAACAAGAGATATACAACCTCAAATTGATAATATAAAAAATGAAATTACAGAAATAAAAAATAGAGAAATAATAATAGTAGGAGATAGTTATTTAGCCGGACAAAGTTTAGAGAATCCAAATACAGAAAATTATGGATATTTACTAATGCAAAAAATGAAATTTACAACAGATAAATTTCATTTATGGGCAGAAGGTGGAAGCTCATTTGTAACTGCTGGTAATCAAAATCATACTTGGCAAACTTTATTACAAAGTAAATTAAATACTATTACACCTAATAATATTACAGATATATTTTTTATTGGTGGTTATAATGATGTTACCGCCAACTCACCACAAGTTATTGAAAACGCTATGAAAAATTGCATTAATTATGCTCATAGTGTTTTACCAAATGCAAAAGTTTTTGTTTGTTTAATTGCTAATAATGCAAGCACTTTACAAGAACAAATAAATAATAGAAATCTTGTTAAAAATAGAATTTACAATGTTTATAAAGATTGTACCAAATACAACGCAATTTTTATCCCAAAAGGACAATTACCTTTACAAGATTACACTTTATTTGAAAATAATCCTACTGCTGTTCACCCAAATAAACAAGGTCACATTAATTTAGCAAATTGGCTTTATGAATTAATTGAATATGGTGATTCTGATTTTACTTTAATTCATAATGCTGTAAATGGAACTTTACCACAAACAATAGGAACAGGAGAATTTATTTTTAGAGAAGAAATACGAAATAATAATGTTTATTTTTATCCTTATGGAAATATATTGTTAACAAATCCAATAACTAATAAAAGACGGAGATATTGATTTCGGAGAGCAACCTTTATTGAATTTTATGCGATATATAAATACTGTAAATGGAAATAATCAAAGTAGTTTTACAAATATTCAAGGAATTATAAATACTATATCGAATGAAGTAATACCAATGCATGTTAATTTTAGGGTAAATCCAAGTAATCATTTAGTAATGACCTATTATATAAATGATAATACAGAAAGTGTAAAAAAAATTATATTTAATTGGGAAAAATTTGAAAATAGTGTGTTTGGTTGTTAAAAAGAGAGGTAAAAACCTCTCTTTTTATTTATAATATTGAATTATTCAAACTATAATTTCCTACATTTGCGTGATTATGCCAAATTGTTACACCTTTTCTACAAGCATTATTTATAGTATCCATAAATTTACTTGGTACTTCGCCGTATCCTATTTCTTCGCTAGATCCAATTTCTACATAGTTCCAATATCTACGACCAGTTATATTCGGCATTGCTAGAGATTTTATAGCATAACCAAAACGTGTAAAGTAATCATCTATAATTTTTAAATATTCTGTTTTTACTCTCATATGATGTATTGAAAATGTGTTTTTTCTTGCAGAAAAATTTACATCTCCTGTATTATTTCCTCCTTGAATAGAAGGTAATAAACTAGCTTGATAAAATTGACCAATAATATTAGCAATATTTCCTGCTACTGATGGAACATTACCCGTTGCTATTCCTACACCTGTACTAACAACTTGACTTCCTATATTTACAGCATTTGATACAAGCCAATTTGTAAATGCATCACTACTCCATGAACACGTAGGAAATTTAGCAAGAGGTAAACTTTCATCATAATTTTTGTCTATATTTTTATAATTACGAGGTACTAAACGAACAGATCCTCCAACACTAACACTTCCTTCAACTGTTAATAAAGGATTTTCTCCGTAAAAATCTTCATATTTATAAATATTATAATTTCCTACATTATTTGAAATAAGCATATAGTTATACGGATATACGAAAACTTTATTATTTTTTGGATTATAATCTTTAAAATTTTTTATTATATTAAATGTGCTACCAACTTCAACAATGTCATCAGTACTATTTAATAATTTAAAGTTATAATTTCCAAATGTAGACGATTTATTATAATCAGTTGTACCTATATTGTCACAAATCCATTTTGGTAAAATATAAAAATTTTTTATACTATCTATTTTACTTGAATTATTTACATCTGCTAAAAAATTATTTATTTCAGGTATACCAACACTTCCTGGATATACATCAAATAAAAATATCCAATTTCCGTTTAAAATTCCATTTATTTTATTTACTCCTACAAAATCTTTGTTAGTAATTGGATTATATGTTCCTTCAATTACAAAATAATAATCGTTATTATCTTCCCCAAAAGTCAAATATTCTTCAAAATCTTCTTCTATAACTTCCCCTACATCTAAATTTTCGGGTATTGTATGTAATCCTATTGTATCATTGTTTACATGTTGTCTATTTATAAAACAAGTCTTTTTTTGCCATTTATCAAACCAAGTTGACCAAGCGTCAATTGTAAATGTTATTTCTGTATTTCTATCGCCTTTGTATATTACGTCGTCTATCCAAGCAAAAAACCATTTATTGCTATAATCTGGATTTTGGAAAGCTATATAATTTGATTGTAAACATTGTGAGTATGTAAATCCAGCCATTATACTTCCCGTTGGGCGTAAAAATGAGTAATTATCAGCTTGAGCAACTAAATTAGTTTGACATAATTCTAGCATTTGTGCTTCACTATACGAAAGTACATTTGTATATTGTCTGTCAATATGTATATTTTTTACTAATAAAATTTTACTATTCATTTTTTTATCTCCTTATCTGAAAATCAATAACTTGTTTGAAATCTGTTCCGCATAAATCATTTGCATAAAATATTTTATTTTCTTTGAACGTCATAAACAAATTACGTAATTTTTCATTTTTTATTGAAATATTATAAATATCACGTTGCCAAAATTTACTAATTTTTATTACATCTGAAAAAACAATAATTTTATTCGAAAATTCTTTATAATACGGACGTATAAACCAACATGGATTTTTCCTGTCTTCTTTGTCAAGTAAATATTCACATAAAAATTTAAAACCTTGATATTGAAAGCCAAAACGGTATAAACAATCATAATTGTTATATGATTTTGGCAAATGTGGTTGTGGGGCTGTTTCCCATGCCCCTGTGTTTATCATGTTTGCATTTGTTCCAATTGTTCCAGAAGTTACGCCCGTTGATTTACAATATTCAACAGCAATTTTGATGACTTCATCGTCCGCCCCCTTAATATCAAGTGTTTTTATTGTTCCTTGTTTTTGCGAACTTATTAAATTGTGCAAACCCCAATCGTTTATATATGGACAAACTCTTGAAATTGTATTTCCAACAAGCCAAAGCCTAGTTGTTAGTCTTTTTCTATCAACTGTTGCGTAAAAATTCATTAATTTATTACTTTCATTCGCAATATAAACACTTCTTGACATAAATTCTTCAAATATAATGTCTTCTACATCTAAATATGACGCACCTGCATAATTCTGTTCTGTTGATAATGCAACAACATATCCAATCTTTTCGAATCTTTTTGTTTTTCCTGTTTCACTATCATAAATTGACAAATATAATAATTTCCTATATAAAGTTATACAATTATATTTTCCATTTGTCAACTTTGAAACGTCAACATCTTGAAAATATTGTTCAATTTTTTCAGATGAAATTTCCTCTTTCCAACGCCTCATAAGAATGAAACGTTTTCCCGTTTTGAGATATTTTTCAACCGCTTTTTTATGCTTGACTTGATAACTTTTTCCGTTTGAACGTTCTCCATATATTAAATTGAATCTTGCACCTATTTTGTCTATATTATCCAAATTATAATGAATCATTTTTTTGTTGCTCATCTTCTGTATTCTCCTTAATATATAATTTTGCAATTTCTGATTCTATTTCCTCACGAACTATTTTTGCATTTTTATTTGTACTTTTATTATTTAATAGATTCGCTCTGTTTATTTTATTTTTTTCACAAATTCCCGAAATTGATATTTTCGAAAATTTTTTAATATATTCTAAATCTTTCAATTTTTTCACTCCTTAAACCTTGCACGTTTGCTTGAATTATCTGAAATTAAATTCGAATATTCAAGTGCTTTTCCTAAAACATAAGTTGTTGGAATAATACAACAACCGCAATTGTCTGTTACATTATAACAATTTCCTTGATAATCTGTCAAAGTAAATTCCAATTGATTTTCACAATATATTATTAAATTTTTGTTTGTGTCTTCATATTCAAAAACAAAATCGTCCCTAAAATCGTCTAAACTTTTCAAAGCCTTTGCACCTTGTTTTGGAACACCTGCAACAGTTATTTCAATTTTTCCGTCAATTTCTACTGCATATTTTTTCGCACCTTGCGTTATAAATTTATCGTATGTGTGTAAATGTCCTTTTTCTGTTTCACATTCAAATAAACCTAGCATGTGTTTTTTTCCGAATATGTCTTTTGGTGCAAATTTTTCAATAGGAATGTCAAGTTTTTCTGAAACATGTTTGATTTTTTCTTCAACAAATTTGTTATAATTTTCAATTACATTTTTATTATATCCTTGTTTCAATTTTGCTGAATCTGTATCGCAATAAACTACAAATTCGTCTAACTGAATAACATTTTTTAATAAATTACTTCTTGCAAATGCAGTTACCCAAACACCATAAGCAAATGATAAAAAAGATTTTTTCTTTTCATTTTCTAATGCCTCAACAATTTCATCATTTGTCAAAGGTCTTTCTGACCAACCTGTTTTATTATCAAATATTACTTCATCACGAATCATGTTTGTTACACTCATGCCATATAATGCGTTAAATTTGTTTTTTTCTTTCGCATATTCAACTTCTTTTCCCTCAACATTTTTATATTGTGTTTTATTTACATATTTTTCAAGCACAAATTCAATAAATTGTTTTGGCAAATAATTATATTTTGAATAGTAATTTTCCAAAATTTCATATTGACAATCATAAGTTGAAAGTATAAAATAAAAATCAATATCAGTCAAAGTCATTTCAAAAGATTCTGCCTGAATTATTCTTCCGTTGTCGTATCTTCCGCCGACAATGTTTCTGCATTTACTTTGTGATATAAAATTATTATAATATTTACATTTTACATTTGTAAATTTTACAACAAGCAAATATGCAAATCTTTTTGACATTTGTTCAACTTTTTTAATATTGCATTTTTTAAATTCAGTTGACGGAAATTGATGTGTTACTAATATATACGGATAACTTGACGTAAAATCATAACTATCAATATCGCTCAATATTTCGTCAACATATATCCAATTTGCGTGCGTATACCCCCCCGCAAATGCATCTTGCAACAAATTATATATATGTGGGTCTGTGTTTATTGCCTTTTTTACTTTATTTCTATAATTCCAATCATTTAATACTTTGTTTTTCAATTCTCGTCGTACATGTCCCGTTGAAGTCAACGGGATTTTGTCAACTCTTTCGTATGTTTCTAATTCTCTTTGGATATAATAATATATAACAAGACAATCATTTTCGCAATATTTCATCTCCTGCGATGATAAATTTGTTGTTGGCGTCCTAATTAATGAATAATCAAGGTCGCCAACTTGTTTTTCTATTGGCAAATTAAATATTTTCGGTAAATATTTCAATGCACAATTTGACATCATATAAGTACAACGTAATTCAATGTTATAATCTTCAAAAAAACATCTCATTACTTTGTGCGATTTTCTTGCAAGTACATCTGTAAAATTAAAAACACCTTTCAAAAATTGAAATTCAAATGATAGATTATGAATAAAAACAATCTTTTTTTCTCTGTCGTACATTTCCAATCTATCAAGGAATTTTTTAAATTGTTCCCATGTTCTACCATAATAAACAACGTCATTAATTGAAAACATCCAAATATACATACATGAGCGAAATTCCGCTCTTTCCTGTTCTTCTTTTGTCAATTTTTGATAGTCAATTCCTGCAACTTGTTTTCCGTCTAAAATCAAATATGATGTCGTTTCAATATCAAATGAATAAATTGTATTATCAATTTTTTTTCTATCTCCAACAATATCAACACAATGTCCGTTATATTCTTCATAAAATATCATCATTTTACATACTTTTCAAATATCATTATTAATTTGTTACGCATATCAACATCGTTTCCAAATTCAATATAATCTGAAATTCTTGAAATAAAACTGTCTTGACTGTCCCCCGATTCTTTTGCGTCTTCTATTAATGCCCAAAAATCAGACGCAGGAATATATTTTAATATATCCGTTACATAATCATCGGAAAGCATATTATACAAAGCCTCTGCCTCTTCGTCTGTCAAATCTTCTTCCTCTGTTCCAAGAGATTTTGCAAGATTTTTTATTGTTGTTTTTCTGACTTGTTTTATTCCTCTTTTTGTTGATGTTTTAGAATTTAAAAATTGTTGTGTTGCTTTTATTGTAGATTTCATTTGTGTTATTGTCATTGATTTATTAACCTTTACACGCCCAGTTTTAGACCAAGCTTGCAACGGTTCAGTTGCAAGCTTGTCCCTTAATTTTTTTGTTGCCCAAGTGTCTTTGCCAAATTCTCTTTCAAGTCTTACAATTCTTTGATTCGCACGTTTTGAAAGTTTTTTCAATTCATTAAATAATTGTTGTTGCTCTGAATTTAATTCAATTTTTTTGGGCATATTTTTTCCTCTTTTCTACAAATAATTAAAATGGTAAATCGTCGTTTGTTTCATCATTTTTGTTTGTAGTTTCTTCATTTTTGTTTGTTTTATTGTTATTCAATACAGGTACTGCCTTGTATGTTTTACCTTTCCTTGTTTTTACTTCTGTCAATCTTACGTTTTCAACTTCTCCGTAATAGTCTGTTACTGATTCAGCAAATATTTCACTACCGCTTGAAATTAAGCCGTATTCTTCTGTATCAAAATAATAAATATCAAAATTTTTGTCATCTGTTACGATGTTACATTTTGCATATCCAATTATTTTTACAACCATTCCCAAAACTTCTGAAAGTTTTATTGATGTGATGTCGCCTTTCTTTGCCATTTTCTCAAATAACGCATTGTCGCATGTTCCTTTCTTTTCTAATACTGACACTTCATATTTTTTTGTTTCTCCTGCCATTTTCTTTCCCTCTTTCTTGCTATTGGTTGCAACCCTTAATATTTTGTCGAATCAAATAATTATATTTTATAAATCTTTCTTTTATTTTCCTAAACGGATTGTTTAATTTATTTTATTATTCCTTTCGACAATTTTATTCTAATACAAATTATATTATTTGTCAATAGTATTTACAAAAATTTTTAAAAATATTCATATAATACAAAATGTTTATTGACATAATACATTGTTTATATGCGTTATGTCATATTGCCTTTGTGTTCGATTTCTCCCGTTCGTTTGTTCGCTGTTTCCGTTTTACATAATAAGGGGAAAATAAAAAGTTTACATAATTCAGAGATAGCTACCAC